AAAAGCCATATTATTTTATTTTTTAAAGGTTAAAGGAGTGAGTGCCGAAGCACCCACTTCTTGAATTAAGTTTATTACGATACTAATACTGTGTCAGCACCTATTCCTACTTGTGTACCACCTGAGTATCTAGCTACTAATCTTATATTGTCTGAGCCATCTAATTGCGACATATCCAATAATTGGATTCTAGTTTGGTCTGAAAGTAAGTCAGTTCCGAAGAAAAGATTAGACTTTTCAGCAGCTACTAATACATCATCTTTCATTCCGTTGCAAACTGCCAATTTAATTCCTTCAAATATTGCATCATAATCTCCGTTCATAGAATAAGCATTTACATATCCTAAAGTAGAGATTGCTGAAATGTATAATCTGTAAGACTTAGGACTTAGATAAATATATAAGTCATCTTTTGTGTAAACTGTTGTAGCGATAGCTGCTGTACACGCTTGTAGATTAGCTATAATATTTGCAGCATCATAAGCTGTACCTGCACCACCTGCGTTAGCTACATCTACTACTGTTGCATCAGTTACTAAGTGTCCAACACCACCACCTACAAAACCTGTAAATTCTCCTGCTGTTGCATCATTTCCTGTCCATACAGAAGTTTCAGTTGCGTTAGCAATAATATCTCCTATATAAGAAATAACATAGTCATCAAAAGAAGCAGGAGGTGGAGCACCTGCACCTGCTCTCATTTGTAAAGCTTCCCAAGATTCCAAAAGAGATTTTTTGCAAATATCAGTATTTACTTGTAGATTCTTTGGTGTAAGGATAGCTTCTGTTAAAGTTAATGTACCTGCTTCAGTAAAGTTACACGTTGCATCTTTTACCATATTAGCGTTAGCCATTTTCTGAATGTTACTTTTGTACTTGATATTTTCTATCATTGTCAAGAACTCTATAGAGTTCGCTTGTCTTAAAGCTGCTGAGATGTAGAATCCTGCCGCTTTTCCTGCATAATTACTTGCCGTTGCATCTATTGCCATTTTTTTCTTTTTTTAGTTATTTAATTGTTTAATTGTATAAGTTATATAAAAATTTCTCTTGCTTAGAAAGTTTACTAAACTCCCTCTTAGATAAAGATGTTTTGTTGCTTTCTGAGCTAAATTTATTTGTATTAATTGGAGTGTCAGCAGGACTAGCTGCTAATTCCGTTTTAAGTTTTTCATTCTCAGCTTTTAGATTTTCTAATTCTTCTTCTGCTGAAAATTCTTTTACTTCAGTTGTTTTGATTGTCTTAGGTTTGTCAGATACTTCAGGAGTTTCTTCAGCCATCTCTACATCTTCTGAATCAGTTTCTCCTAATCTTGACTTAATATCAGCAATAGCATCCATTAAGTTATCTACTTTGTCTTTCATTTCTTCATAAGACTTTGCCCAATCAGCTTTTTCTGCTTCTGATTCAGGGAACTTTAAGTCAACAGCTTCTGACATTTCGCTGTATTCTTCATCATCTTTTCTAGCTTCAACTTCTTCTTCTGTTTCAGATTCTATAACTTCAGATACTACACCTTCTTCTTCAACTCTAAAGCTAACACCATCTTCGGTACGATACGTTCCGATTGGCAAAAGTATTGTCGTACCATCTTCGGTCAAAACTGAAATATCCACTCCTGATTCTAATTCTTCAGCAGTAGATACATAGATAGTGCCATCTTCTCCTTTTGATTGCCAAGCTAATTTTATTTCATCTTCGGCTTTGTTTAAGCCAAGTGCTACTAATATTTGTTCTTTAATGTCCATAGGTTCTTTTTTAATATAATAGAATAGTTAGTTACTTTGTTTGATTTTCACGAATTATCTCGTTAAGAGCTTTGAGTATTTCTTCATCAGTTGGTGCTTTTTCTGACATCTTTTCCATTTTGTCCGTAAAGTACCCTTCAATAGATAACCCTTTAAGTTCACCTGCTTTTATTTTTTGCCATAAATCTTCATTAGTTATCTTCATCTTAACGAACCAAGTCCCATTAGGCAAGTCGTAGCCATAAAGCTTTGACTTATCCATATCACCTTCCTTTATCCAAGATTCAGTTGTTAAAACTCCTGAAACTCTATCTTGGTGTTCGTAGGTAGCTTTATGATGGTTGTTATGTTTTAAATATAACTCACTAGCTTTTCTAACTGTATCAGGACTAAAGTAAACATAGTATTCTGAATCAGTATTAGGATCATATCTAAAGATTTGCTTGTTAGGTATAAGTGCAGGACTTACTAGCATACGCTTTTCTTCATCAATCTTAGCAAATGTTAAATTGTTCTTTTCTTTTCCAAAATAAACAAAGTCTTGCTCAATAGCAGGTGCTGATACTAAGCTAATAGCATCAATAGCTAACTCTTGACTATCATCATCTATAACTAACTCTACAATAGAAGTGGTTTTTAGATTTTCATAATATTCTTTGTTAGCTGCTTCACATTCAGCAATAGAATCATATTCACACTCTCCTGATTCTCCCCATTTTACTTTTCCTTCTTTACACTCTTTACACGGCATATAATATAATAGATTAAGTTAATATTTATTTGATTTTTAAATTGTAGACCTTCTTCTAATATTGGCTAATTGGTTTTGACTATTAGTCATTTCATCAGTAACTACAAATGCTTTTACAGGTTCAGGTTGCATCCCTCCACTTAAATCAAAAGCTCCTGACATCATTTGAGGTGCAGGTCTTTCACTAACACCTGAAGCCATACCTCCTGCTCCACCACCTGTACCACCTCCTCCACCTCCCATTGGAGTTTCACTCAATATTCCTTTTATTTGTAACGCTGAAAACACACCTGCTCCTGCAGCCATTATATAAGGATAAGGTGGAAATAAAGTAGTAATAGGGTTTTTAGCTGCTGATACAAAAGTGTTTTGTACTGCTTCATATCCTGCCATAGCTGCTTGTCTTACTGCTAAAGCTTTGGCTATCATCACACCTTTTTCTCCTGCTTGTGCTGCTATATTTAAGCCCATATTAATCATATTTTTCTTAGCTTGTAAAACACCTTCTTCTAAGTTTTTCCTTTTTTCAGCATTTTCTTTTACCTTTAAGAAATAATTATTATCTGCTTGTATTAAAGAATCTGTAACATCTTGAGCTAGTCTAGGCATTTCTGTTAACACCCCCATTCTTGCTGCATCTGCATCTTTTTGAGCTTGTAGTGCTTCTGCTGCTTTTGCTGCACCTTCTGCTGTTATTGCATTTATCTTATTATTAAGTTCTATTTGCTTAGTTAAACTTTCTGCCTTAATATCTGCTAAGTTAATTTCTAATTCTGCTTTCCTATCTAATTCTGCTGCCGAGTTATCACCATCAACTTTAGTTAATTCCATACTTTCCATTTGAATCCTTAGATCTTCTTCAGCGTTAGCTATTCTTCTGGCTAATAAGTCATTTTCTATTTGGAAAGCTTCTTTTGCAGCAGCCAATCTTTCTCTTGTTGATTTAGTTACATCTTCAGCTATTAACTTTAATCTTTCTATTTCGGCTCTTTGTTGTGCTGTTTCTACATTTAAATCTCTTTGGCTATCTCTTAATTCTTGAAAAGCTTCTTTAAGCTCAATAGCTCTCTTAGTGTCATTAGATATTTCTGTTCCTATATCTTTAAAAGTTGCTTTAACACCCTCTAAAGCACCCTTAGCATCACCTTTAAACAGTTTTACAATAGCACCCCCAAATGTTGATATTCTATCTACTATAACACCTGCTGCTGCACCAACTCCTGCTAAAGCTTTTTCTAATAATTCTGCTCCTTTTTTAGTTTGAGTAAAGTAAGTTGCTAAAGACCCAATAGCTACAATAAAAGCTCCAATACCTGTTGAAAGAAGTCCTGCTTTTATAGAACCAAACATTACTTTTGCTTGATTACCTATTGATACAAAACCTGCCTTTACTTTATTTAAAGAAACCCCCATTATCTCAAACTCAGATATTGCTGCTGTTGTGTCTTTTTTTACATCTCCAATATTTGATTTTACTTCTGCTTCTATTACTACTTTATCTGCCATATCTTTTTATTTTAAAGTGCTACTCCTGTTTTCATTTGTGTCATTCTAACTGTTGCTGCCCATTCTACGTTCATATCTGCATCTCCTCTTACTCTTAAAGTAAAGTTAGTAGAGCCTGTTACTATTCCTGTTGGTTGCCAATTTGATGTTGCTCCTGAGCTTTTAATAGGGTCTCTTTCTCTTGATATAGTTAAAGTTCCTGACTTATTAATAACTACACCTCTTTCAACCCAACTGCCAAAATCTCCTACTGCTCCTGAACCACTTGAACCACCTACTCTAACTGCTATTACCTCAGCGTGAAAATAGATAGCAGTATTTGTAGGAACAGGAAAAAAGCTATCAGTAGTGTTATTCATATAAGATGTAGTATTACTACCATCTGTTGTAGTCCTACCAAACATAACTGTTATGCTTTGCCTTTCCCCTAAATTATCCCCTCCTGCGTTACCCCCCAAGACTATTGAGTTATCAGCAGTACCCTCTCCTAAAGAGCCAAAAACATTAGTATTTTGTAATCCATAACTGATTGAGTTTCCACTTCCTATTATTTGGTTGTTTTTACTAACCCCTACAATAGTGTTACTCTCCCCCATAACGTAACAATTATCAGTACCACTACCTACAACATTATTAGAACCCTGAATGTTATTACTTTCTTTTAGTAAGCTTTGCCCTAGCTCAGTATTAAAAGTAAAAGCTGAGCAAGTACCTGTTGCTTGGTTATATGTATATCCGTAAGCTTCACATTGTTGTTGGTTTGGAGTTATCTCATTTGTACCATCAGTAAATGTAATAATACCAATTTCATTAATCAAATTTGGCTTTACAGCATATCCTGTTAAAAAAGGTGTGTTACTAGTTTTTCTTGACATTATGTTATAAGTATAAATTCAACTGTTGATAAATCGTTAGGTTTGTAATCTATTTTGTTTACTCTAAATTTTCTATTCTTAATCATTACAACATCTAAGAATTGAAAAGTATTAATATCACCTGCACTTAAATTAACCTTTAAAGACATAGTCCTGGTGTCAGGATTATACAACTCATTAAAATATGGCAACCAATACATATTAAATAAATTGTTAAAAGTAGGTGCTCCAACTGGTGGTATTAACTGACATACTCCAAAGTGAAAATCTCTAGTGTCAGATGTTGCAGGAGGACTAGTAGTTACTGTTGGAATAGCTGATAAATGGCTAAATTGTAAATACTTAGTTGCATCTTCGCTAAATGTTCCGTTTTGAGCAGGTATGTAATACGTGTTCCCTGTGTTAGCTAAATCTACAAGCCCATTGTTAAACATAATTCTAGGACTATTAGCAAAACCTTTAGAAGTACCCTCATCAGCATCATAGGCATAAACAGCAGGAGTTACTAGCCACGGATATTGCGACATTAAGGGTTTAACTACTGTTGCTGCAAAAGGTTCAGCTATTACTTCTTCTTCTCCTGTTAAAATTGTTTCTAAACCATTAGTGCTAGTTGATGCATCAAAAAACTGACTTCCGTACAAATGTCCTTGAACTTGTGTTTTGTAATTTTGAAAAGGAAAGTCATCATCATCTTCTACAAATCTAAACATTGTATTCTTATTCAGATCTGTTAGAGGAGTAAGCTTCATCTCCTGAATATCTATCTTTGATGTCCAATTTAACTGAGTAGAATTTGTATCAAAGTAATTAGGATTGGCTGCATCATCACTTGATAAGAAAACATCTTTATAAGGTTCTATAATAATATTATTAGCATCAGACTTGTCAGGAATAGAAACTAAATTAAACATTGTCATTATACCTTTTAAAAATTGCCATTGTTTTAAATCTTCTCTAGCTGTTGTAAATAAAGCTGAAGTCTGCGTTCCCTCATTTGTGTAATTGATTTTTAACAAACTAGTAGTAGTATCAGACACAACTAAATCTCCAATAGCACTACTATCTAAGACACAAGCTTGTAATTTGAGATGTTCGTTTGCATTTAATGTAGTAGCAAAGCTACCTACCATACCTGTACCCCCACCTGGAGGTACTAATTCATCTTTACTTGCAATAACCTCTAAGACATTACCTCCTGAATCACATTTAACAAATCTCATTTTTGCTGTCCAAGACTGAATACCTGCATTATTTTCTAGTTGTATTCTATAAGTGCCATCAGTAGATAAATTATTAACATCTGACTTAAATAAGTAGACAGTATTATTCCATAAAGAAGTATTACCCCCATCATCTACGCTTAAATTAATATTAGTCCATTCAGGGAATTGTTGAATGTTGTAATTTGAAGCAGGTGTTTTTCTATTACAAAAATCTTGCCTTAAAGGAGCAGCACCGTAAGGTTCATCTCCCCAATTAAAGTCCATATACAATTTAGCAAAGTCAGCATTGTTGTCTATAAAATCACTAGTGTAAGTAAAGTTGAAACTAGGTTGATTAAATATTCTGCTTATTAAGTATTTAATTTGAAGAAAAGGTCTGAAAGCTTGTTCAAAATTAATTAGCTCAGGCATACCTGCTGCTGCTGTTGTTCCTGTTGAGCCATTAGCTATTACCATTTGATGTGTCCAATCAACGAATGGGTATTTTAAAGTATCAGCATTTCTATAAATTGAAGTAGCAGTATTAGTGTATGTAACTGAACCTGTCCAACTAAGCTTAATATTTGTTTTATTATAATCGTGTTGTAACTCATCAAAACCTAAATCTCCAAAAGTCCTCTCTCCTAACACATCTGCTAAAGCAATTACTTCAGAATAGAGATTAATGTTATAACTAACCTCGCCATCTTTATCTTGTATGTCTATCAATCTTAAAAATCCTTCAAAAATCGTAAAGCCATCTTGGTTTAAGATACATTGAGTTTTAACATAAGGATTAAAGATAACACCATCATCAGCCCTAGTTATTTCAAAGATATTATCAAAGATTTGATTATTTCTTTTTGTAGCAGGAAGTTTAAATGCTTTAGAATATGACTTTACTTGTTCTGCTGCATTTTTAAATTCATCAACGCTAAGAGTTAAAGGTATATCCTCATCCTCATATAAATCAACAATAACTTGTCCTGTTCTTAAATCTACTATATTATTATTACTAGGTGATAATGTAACTGAAATTTTATTTATAGTTACATCTGCTGCAATACTATAAAAGGTTAGTGTATCACTAGTTGATTGAGCCACAAAGCTAAAAGTTTGGTTTCCTGAAGTTCCTGATGTATAAGTGGCTGAATTAATAAGGTTAGCCGAAGTGCCAACAAATTGCTTTATTTTAAATAATCCTGAAGCCCCTGTAATACTGCCTATGTCTATTTTTACATCATAAGTTTGTCCTACTGACAAATTAGATAACTTTTGAGCTATACCTGTACCATCTGTAAAGTCTAAATTATTTGAAGTTTGTTGGGCATCATCTGCTGAGGTACTAAACCTGTGCCAAGCATTAATACTTATTGAACCTGCTGTTATAAAATCATTAGGAATAAGATTTAGGTTGTTTACTACACTTGATGTATTTACCGTTGTAAAATTAATACCATCTACAATAAACTCCGTACCTAAACCACTTAGAGAGTTTAGACCATTGTAAGATTGAGGGAATACAATTAATTGAATGCTCATATTAGATAGATTGCGTTCTTAGTGTTTTGCTCTTTTCTATTTCAAAAGTATATTGAATCAAATTATCATTTGCTTTTGTTTTTCTCGTAAAGCTTGAACTAGTTAATTTAACAGGAGTTACATATTGATTAAAATTAATTCTAGGATATGGAGCTGAATCAGTTTGGTAACCTTCTAATAAATAAACTTCAGGACTATTAGTCAATTCTTCAAACATTACATTATGATCTTCATTAACAAAATCACTATTCATAGTTATTTTCTCAGTTGCGTTTACTTTAAAAGACCTTACCCCACCTCTAAAAGCATCAGGTTTGTAGTATGAACCATTCCAAGTACCACCTAATTGTGTATAAGTAGTTCCCTTTGTTGATGTGCTTCTTATAGATTTCTTTGTGAAAGTATAGTAATCCCAAGCTCCCCATTGATTTAACCAACAAAGCCTGATAGGTTCAAAGTTTTTTGTTTCAGGGCAATTAACATATATAGTAATAGTTTGAAGTGCTTGTGTAGTATTTAAGCTGTTCTTGATTTGAATTTTATAATAAGCTAAGTCAGAAGCATAAGCAGTAGCATAGTTGGTGCTCCAATTTTTTAAGTTAGCAGGAAAGCACCCTAAATAAAGCATTTGTCTTTCAGCTAAAGAACTCCAAGTATTATACCCACCTGTTGATGGAGATGTAACTTGTCTTGAGTAAGTATCTACTCCTGCATAAGCAACATCTGAACTATTATAATAAGTAATGTTTATTTTTTTTGTGTTTTCAGCAGCAAGTAGTGATGGGGTTAAAAAAGCTAAAGTGCCATAATCTCCATCATTAGCATATTGAGTAGTAGGAGCATTAGTTAAAAATCTTTTATTAGCAGCAGTACCAAGAGGAATAAAATCATCCATATCAAAGCCAAAATCAGCTCCATTGAAGATTAATGGGTCATTGTGCTTAACATAAGAGTTAATCAGCATATATTGGTCTGAATTTCTATTAGTATTAGGTGCTCTCTCTACTTGGTTAGTTGTTGTATTAAGAAATTCTACAAAAAATTGACACATAAAATATTTAATTGCGTGTGTGTTTGCTGACAATTTATCTATTAAGTGTATAGGTATTTTTGAGTTTATAGTTGCACCTCCCTGTGTTATTGTTTTGTACTTAGAATTTTTGGTTGCTAAATTGTTAGACCTTACATAGTTGTTTACTATATCTTGAAAATTAAAAATACCAACACCCTGATTATTAGGACTTGCTTTAAATATTCCAATTTGATCGGTAGTAGTTGAAGGGTTAAGAGAATCATTCCCTATATGAACCTCAACACCAAACTTTGTTTTTATTTCGTTTGCTACTGCATCATCATTTTCAACTACAAATACTAACTCTTGCTCAACAGGGGTTAAAAGAATACCACTTGTTTGTGAGTTATATGGGTTTTGGTCTATGTTTGATTGTGCCATTTTATTTTACTTGTGTTAGTCCTTCTATTATATCTTCTTTAACTGCTCCTAGCAAATCTTTGCCAAATTGTTTTAATCCAAGCCCTAAAGGTTTTTGGAAAAAGCTTGTACTCTTAATACCATTTTTCTTAATACTTCTAGCAATTAAGAATGATATGCTTTTTCTTGACATAAATCTACCTTTCTCATCTCTAGGTGCTATACCTTTTTTTACTATCCATTTATCTAAAACTTTACTAGGTGGTTGCTTTGTTGTGTATTTATAAGGACTTGATTTTGTCTGCCCTTTATAATCTTTAAACTTTCGCTGTGTGTCATTACCTGATACCCCTTTATCTACAAAAGTACCATAGCTGTTCATAAAGAATTGAACTACAAAACCATCAGCATCAGATGTTACTTCAAAGCTAATAGAGTTTTCCAAAGCAGTACCACCTCCTTTAGATTTTTGTAAGTTACCTTTGGCTCTATTAACTACTTGCTTACCAAAGCTATTTAAGTAATTCTCTATGTTTTCAGTTTTCATTATACTAATCCAACAAACATTTCTATTTGACAATCTGTACTACCAACAGGTCTTACTTGTACATTTGCTAAATCTTCAAAGCTTGTAAAATTAGGAGTAGTGTCAGCTTCAGCTACAAACACCTCCTCACCATTAAATAGCATATGTGAGCCTTCAGGTCTTATTTTAACTGTATAGTTACTTGCTGAACCTACTATTGCTAAGTTGATTGCATCAGTTGTGCTTAGGTTTGTTATTCTAATGTAAGAAGCATTCTCTACATCTAAAGCTCCTGCTGCACTATGAGGTGTAGAACCAAATACTGCTATTGTTGTAGTCTGAGAATGAGATGCTGTTAATACCCTTTCATAAGTATCAACTATGTTAGAGGTTGTTATACTATTTGAAGAACCCCTCAAAGCTCCATTGATTGTTACGCTTTCGTTAATTGTTACTACTAAATCTGCCATATTATTTGTTTTTTATTAATTCTAATATTTTATTTATTTTGGTTTTTATTTCATTCATATTATCAGCATTCTTTTCGTGGTGCTTTTCAAAAGTTCCCTTTACCTCTCTTATGCTAAAAAAAAAGAATTGATACAAAGCATAAAACGCACCCACCAATAAAACTAGTGTTACTCCATATCTTTCTATTAATTCAAATATTTCCATTTATTTTTTATCTATTTCTTTTAATTTACTTATTGCCCAATTAACTCCTGATGAACCACCCCAAGCATCCCACATTAAACCACCACAACCTTCTGAGTAAGGGACATCTTTATTCTGCTGATGTCTTTTAAATGAAGCCATACGTGCTATTGTATCTCGGCTAATTGGTTTTCTATCTGCTAATTGTGCTGACCTAGTCCAACCAACCCTAGTACCACAATCACTACCATTTTCTTCTTTCCATTTTCTAGCACGTTTAGCATTATTAGTAGCAGCTTGAGGATAGTCAGAATAACTTTCTAACTTTATGCTTATTGATTCTAGTTTTTCTAATACTTCTTCGTAATTCATATTTTAATCCTTATTGTTGGTGGTATTATCTTTATTTCTACTTTACCTATCTTTATCTTATTTAATCTCTTTAGTAACTCAATCATTAATAACCTGCTCCTGAATTTCTACTAACATCTAAAGGAACTGCACAAGCATCAAAGTCATTCATTACTTTAATTCCTATTGTAAAAGTCCATCCACATAATAGGTTGTCAAATCTCTCTTGGAATGGTTCTATGTTAAACTGATCTTGTGTAAAATACAAAGGAGCATTGATATCATTAACTCCTGATAAAGATTGCTGTGCTGAATGTCTTAGCATAGCAATAAAGTCAGTACATATATCTAGTGTCTGATTCCATACCTCTTGTTCATTGTTTTTTGTATCTAATAATTTAGTTAGTTGTTCTGCTTGATGAGTTTGCCAATCCTCTTTTTCAGAAACTAAATCACAAATGAATAGTTGGAAATTATAAACCAACTCACTATCTCCAGTTGCTACTGAGGTTGGATTAATATGTAGTAGTGGCATCTTCTGCATCTTCTCTAAGTTAATATCAAATATATCTCCAACAGATACAGTTGATATTTGGAGATGTTTTTCTCCTAACCTACATAGGGTATAAACTACATTGTTATAACTCTTATTACTTATTGGCATATTTTACTCTATTTTGTGATTCTAAATCTGTTTCATAAGTCAACCAAGTTAGTGCTTCTAACAAGTTGAGCTTTGTTATTTGTTCTAGCTTTGAAATATCTGCATTTGTCAATCTATACATAACTCCAAACCAACTCCATTTATCAGCAAAAGAATTAGTGGCTATTGCTTCTTCGTTTCCTTCAGGTGTTCCATCAAAGATAACCCTGAAGTCATTAACAACACGTTCACGAAACCCCAAAAAAAAACCAATGCACTTTGCACTTGTTCTGCTGACATCTTCTTCATCTGCTCAGCCCTAATGCTTATATTGCCATCATAAGCTTCAATTATATAGACATCATTGTTTTCTTCTACTATCGGTCTATACAAGATAGCCATCAATTCAGGTAGATGCTTTTCAATATCATTTTTTATAAACGTTTCTATATCAGCAAACTCTCCTAAAGTGATTTCATCTAAATTAGGGTGAAACCCATACCTCTTACCTTCTATTTCTATTACTCTTTTTAAAGAACTATTTTGCTCGGCTTGTAGCTCAGCCATTTTACTCATTATAAGTGCTACATCTTTTAACTCCAACTGATTGATTAAATCCTTTGGAATATTAGATAGCTCAGCAATCGTATCTTGAGCTTCTTTACTTTTTGTTCCTAAACTATAATTAATCAGCTTTAACCACTTCTCTAACGTTACTTCTTCCCAACTGCTAATTAATTTGAACTGCTTTACCTTGCCCTCCTTCTTAATTTTAACCTTCATATATAATATAATAGAAATTTTGTTATTTTAGTTTATTGTGTATATTTGCATCAGTTTGTTTCATTTCAGTTTTTGAAAGGGGTTAGTAGATTAGTCTACTGCCCTTTTTTTTTATTGCACATAATACTTCCCTGCATTTGGGTTATCTAAATGGTATATAACATTATATCTCACCCCATCTATTGCGTGATTATAATTATCTACATATAACTTAGAACCCTTATCTGCATAGACATAGTTGTTAAGCTCTTTAGCTATGTTAGTTGATTCAGGTGTTATTACTAATTCAAAATCTTGCATTCTAGTTACCCCACTTTCAATAGTTCCTTTTTTTACAGGTTTAATGTTTACTCCTAAATGTTTTAAGTCTGCTATTAGTCTTGGTTCTGCACTATCTGCTATAATAAGTTTATCTTGTACTTTGTCTAATATAATCTTTGCTAACTCATTTGACTTTAAGCCATTCTTATAGATATGTTCTTTTAAATAAATCTTATGCTTACGTTTATCTATTGCTACTTCTGTCAAGCTATCAGGATCAATACTAAAACCAAAGTCCATTCCACAAGAAGTCTGTAAGCCATCAGGATTAAATTCTCCTATACTCCAGTTAGTGAATACCACACCATCAGCTCTATTTAACCACCCCCCTAATATTTTGTGCTGATACTTTTTAAAGTTCCTATGTTTTATAGTGTTAATACGCTCTAAGAAGCTCGTAGAGAGGTTTTCTTTATTGTCTAGGTATGTACTGTGTATATAGCATACGTTATCTCTAACGCCATTAAAACCTGCTTCTACACCCTTGTCCTCAAAAAATCTTTTGTAAATCCAATGCTCTTTAGTAACAGGGTTAAGGATTAAGATAATTCTATTCTGTATATCTTTCTCTCTAATTGATAAATCAATAGTATCAAATATATCCTCATCAATAAGTTCTTCTGCTTCATCAAGCACCCAACAGCTTATACCTTGTAATGATTTTAGACTTGCTGTCTGATTTCCTGCTGAAGTTTTAATACCTCTAAATAGAATATCTGATTGGTTGCCTAAGTTTACTACTTCAGCTTTATTTACACTAAAGATGTTGTCAAATCCTAATAGTGTTATCTTTTCCAGGAACTCAGGTATAATAGATAGATGAGCTGATACCATTGTAAATCTTGTAAATAGCACTCTTATTCCCTTAGCCATTGTGAG